CCTTATCGTATAGTTCTATTGTTCGTTTTTGGCCCTTAGAATCCGTTATAGGTCTTTTCTTAAAAGGATCTTCATATGTATTATTAACATATATGTGCTTAGAATAAAAATTAATATTTTTATTTAGCTGACAGTCTATTGCGTTTTCTTTAATTAATCTTTCAACTTTTGCCATATTTTGTAGTTTATCGAAAGACTTTCTATAAGTTTTTTCATCAACTAGTTCTATATCAGGACCTTTATATCCATCTGATTCAAGAGGATGAGTAGCGATGTGTAAAAATATTGAAACATTTCTTTTATCTTCTGTAAGATTTAAATGGGAACCTCTTCTAACCGCTCTCCCAGACGCTTGTTTCATTTCATTAAGATGAAACCATGGTTCAAGAATATGAACTTCTCTGACATTTTTAAAAGATATACCCTGTTTTACGACTTCAGAACCTAATATTACCTTAACATATTCTCCATTATCATTTTTTACACCTCCTTCACCTCTTACTTCAGTTACAAGAGCATTCAATTCGTTTTTAGATGTACTACCTTCAAGTAATATATATTTGGCCTTTTTGTATGATGGTTTTTCACTTTCCAATAATTCCGAATGATATTTATTATTTATTGCGCAAAAGCCTTCCTCAGTTTTTCTATCTTTGTTAATTAAATTTTCAGTTTTAGCAGTTTTATCTTTATAAACTAATCTATCAAATCCGTTTTCTTCAAGAGCTAATGCCATAGCTAATACTCCCTGTATTAAATAATCTGAAAAAATAAAAACAATACCTTCACATTTGGTTATAGACTCTATAATAGTTTTAAATTTACTTGAAAATAGCTGAATATTATCTCGATGAATAAATGATTTACCACTCCCGTTAAAATTAACTAATGCATCATTGATAATATAGTTTTTTTTAGATTTAGTGAAGCATTTATCAAATGCGGATTTACCCACTTCACCTATAAATTTATCATCTATAGTATTAGGGTCAGGAAATATAATATTTGATGCCTGAACAGCTGTTACTGGAAACCCAACTTTAATATCATCTATAGATTGTGTCGAAGTATTATAATATTTCTTGCTAAACTGTTCAAATTGCCATATTGACATAGGACTTGGATAATTTTTAAGTTTACTTCTTTCAGAGGGTTTAATTAAAATTTTACGACCTTTTTCAATTTTATATTTTGCACTTGGGATTACTGAACCATAAGGCTCAATTTTAATTGGAAAATTAACAGGGTCTTCACCTCTTACATAAGATATATATCCACGTGTTTTTTTTGTAAAATATTCATGGTCTTCTGATTTGTCAATAAATTCAATTCCGTCTTTGGCAAATATTTTATCAAGTTCGATAGGTGCTCTTTTATCATTTAAAAGTAATAAATTAAGTAACCATACGATTTCACTTGAGATATTATACATTGGAGTAGCAGTTAATAGTATTATTTTAGTATTTTCTGCATATCTTGCTATCATTTCTAACCATGGAACTACTAGTTTATCTTTTTCTTTGTTATCACTTATTCTTGTTTCATGAACTTCGTCCATAATAATGACGGTATTTGAGAAACGTTCTTTGATATAATCTATGATTATAGATTGAACAAATTTAGTTCTATTAGCAGTATTTCTTTTAATAGCATTCTTGATTGTATTTGCTAATTTTTGATAACCCATAAATTCATAATACTTACTAATTAATTTATTAGCCTGTCGTTTGAATCGAATTCTATCTTCATATTCTGGATTAGGTATTTCATTGATATACCTATCACCAGTACATTGAACATTGTGCGTTTTATTTTCCTGATGTTTTTTAATTTCTATATCAGTATTAAATATTTCATTTTTCCAATTACCAATAAGTGTTTCAGATGGAGTTAAAACTAAAATTTTCTTATTACTAATACTTAAATAGTCTCTAAACCCTTCAGCTATGCCTAATGCGGTGCATGTTTTACCTACACCAACTTCGTGGAATAATAAAACTCCGTTATATGGGGTAAATGGAGATATAAAGTTTTTAGCAAATTTTTGTGTAGAGGATTTTTGAAAACCTTCAGTTTTAGGAGTGTTTAATTTTAGAGGCTTTGATTCATTTCTTTTAAATTCTAATTTTTTATATATCTCAAGATTGAATAATTCATTGCTAATATGGGGATAATATGTATAATCTAGATCACTGATATTTATTGATTCGGAACCAATCATATCTTCTAGTTTTTGTCTCAAAACATCTATTTTAATTTCAATTATTTTTCTATTTATAGTTTTATCTTTGCCAACTATTGTGTTAATATTTTTATTACAATCTGAAATATTGGTTATAATATATGAAATCTTGTCTTTAGATTCTCTAATACTTAAAAGTTCATCATTGATTAGTAGAGAATATACATTATAATAATTAGAATGTTTGGTTATCCTATTACTATTTATGAAAATTCGCTCTAATTCATTTAATGTATCATTATAATCAGCCATTTATTATAATCATATATTTTATTGAACTTAAATTAACTATATATTTATATAGATTTAGGGTATCCATCCCATTCAACACTTGATAAATTATTATTCATTATCAATTCATAGTCATTTTTAGTTGTTGTCATAGATAATTTATTTTTAAGATATGTATCAATTTCGGTAAGTATATTTTTTTTCTCACTACTATAATCTCTTATATATTCTAATGCTTTTTCGATCTTAAAAAACTGAATATCTGACACCTCTGTATACTGTTCTTTATTTTCAGGTGTGATTTTGATTTCATCTACGTTTCCTAAAAACTCTGCTAAATAATATGTATTTCTATAGGTAATATTATCATAACTTTTATATTCTTCCTCAAAATAAGGACAAGATGTAGATAAAAAAATATCATTATCTTTTATACCTGTTTCCTCACAAAATTCACGTCTTGCGGTTTGAAAATTGGTTTCATTGAAATTTCGTCTACCTTTTGGAAATCCCCATTCAGGATCCCGATAAAAATCAGATTTATTATCGATAAAATATTTTATATCTATGTTTATATTTTCACCAGCATTATAACCACTTCTGGTCTTTTCAAATTTAGATTTAGCAATATCTTTATCTTTCCTGATTTTATCATTAGATTTTGAATAAAAATTATCTAACCATAAATATTCCCATAAAAAATCGAAATTCTTATTGGTTATATATTCAATTTCTTGGGTAGTCATTACATTAAATAATTTTTGTATATATTCTATATCACTATTAACATATTGTCCCCTTAAGAATTGGACAAATCCTATTGTATTTCTTCTACAAATCATAAGGTATTTAATAGTATTGTTACTATCTTTGGTATAGGCAATTACGCCTAGACTTGATTTAGGTTCTTTACAGTCTCTATGATGATGACCCTTAGAACCACAGTTTTGGCATATAATAGTTCCATTACCACTACCATTTCTTCTAAAAATCCGTTTCTTTGATCCGTACATAACTTTATAACTATAATAAATAAGCATCCTTTTTTTAAGTAATAATAATTTATCTGTTAATAAACTTCTGATTAAAAGAGCTTTGATAGCTATTACGCATAAATCCTGAATTCTGTGGAAGATATTCAGGATGATTATTAGTCATTAATACTGGAGTAACCATTTCATCATCTGATTTATTTTCGGTTAATTGTATATCAAAACCTGATGATTTTAATTTATTCAAATTTGTAGTTAAATTTTTTCTATAAATACTAACATTTCTTATTAATATCTTATTATCTTGTTTAAAGTTTATTTCTAACTTCACCTTACCTAACGGATCCTCTTCATTGAATATTTTTACATAATTTTTAAATGAATCTAGTGAAGTATTAGAACGATTTTTTTGAGTGCTTGTTCTATGATCAATATAACTGGACTGCATGTTTATTTATTATAGTCATAATTTTTATAAATTTTATTCTCAAAAAAACTATAATTAACTATATTATATGTTAGCTAATATTTGGGGACCGTCTCTATGGACATATTTACATTTATTATCAATAAGTTATCCTGATAAACCTACAGATGATGATAAAGAAGAATTTAAAAATTTTATCAAATATATAGGATTAACACTACCATGTGATATTTGTAAAAATCACTATTTCAGTTTTATGACAGAGAAAAGGGTTGAAATTGGAATTAAAAATAAGCAAAATTTTATGGAATTATTTTGGCAGTTACATAATAATGTCAATAAACTAAACGATAAGGAGCAGGTAGATTTTAATAGTTTTCTTGAGAAGTATGATAAAATAATAAAATATGATGAGAACAAGCATTTTAATATTTTTAAATACAAGAAAGAGGTAAAATATTTAAAACAACTTTCATTAGTATTAAGTATTATGTTAGTTAGTATTGTAATCTTAAAGTGTTATCACATTTTTATCCAAAAGTATTGATAAAATAATGTATAGTGCTTTGAATTGTCGTTCCTCTAATTTATCTCTATTAGTAATTCCAGTAGTCTCAATAAGTAGATATTTTTTGTTAGGAAATTTATCGTTAATTAGATTTCTTAAACTTCCAGTAGGGTACTTATGACGTCTATTAAAAATAAATTTTTTATCATTATCAAGAATATGGTTATTTAAATTAAATAGAATTCTATTTAGCATTTTTTTGTCAAAATTAACTGGTGAGATTGTGCTTCCAATAGAAGATTTGCTACTTATATGGTAGTTATATCCTTCATGATGATCGATTACTATATCATAATTTTTAACTATATCAGAGATTAATGTATTAATATGGTATTTTCTAGGATAATTTCTATTAATATCAATATTTTTTAGAAAATGATTACTATATCTATTATTAGTATAAAATCCTGTTTTATTGATCATTGGTATTATTGTTATAAAACTATTATTTATCTTTCTATTTTTAAGATAATTAATTAATCTATAGAGACTTAATGAACTTGATGGTTCATTCCCATGAGTGCCACCGACTATCAGGATATTTAAAGAATTTGTAGTTTTTTCTCCAAAATTATATTTATCTATGGTTTTATTAAATACATAGAAAATTATTGTGCTTACAAGTAAAAGCAAAAATATATATAACAACATTTATATATATATTTGAGAAATATATCTAGTTATCAAGATATAAATTATATAGAACGGCAATTATTCCTAAAGGAACTAAAGTATTAGGTGTAAGTTGAAGTGTGGATAATCCTGCGATTTTAAGATAATTTCCAAGGAGAGGATCATCCAATAGAGGAAGATTATTTGGAATGAGAGAACCTCCGATTTGTTCATCATCT